TGGAATCAATGCCTCTGGCTGTTGGTCAGGCACTGCTCGACTTCGTCGTTGCGACTGGCGCCGTGCTCCGTAGTGTAAGCGACGTGGACCGTCACACGACAGGATCCACGTCCGAAGTAGGTGAAGCCGGGTTGGGCGTTCAGACGGTCGATGCCGGCCTGGTCTTCGAATATCTGCTTGGAGAAGAACTCGCTTTCGAGCGCGACCTCTCCGAACGGCGCAACCTCGTCGACGTGCCGTTGCGCAACGGTCTGGTCTTTGAAACGGACGAACACGGACACGTCTCGTGCTATGTCGGGGCAATCGTTGACAAGGAAGACGGTCGAGGTTTCTCCATCGTATTCGACCCGCCACTTGTGGACCGTCTGGTCGGCGGTGACGGACAACGCCCGCTGGCTGATCGAGTTCGCGTCTGCAGCTATCTCGTTCGCCTTTCCTGCAAGGCGGTTGGCCTGCTCGGCGGCATGCTTCGATTCGACGGCGATCCGGTTGGCTTCCTCAGCCGAGCCGTTCGCCTGCTCCGAGAGCTTGTTGCCATGGCGCGCCTGGAACAAGGCGACACATCCGGAGACACCGCCAACCAATCCCGTGATGGCGCCAACGACGCCGGTGACCGCATTGATGTCCATTCCATCGATTCTACGGCCGGAGGCGAACGATGAAGGTTCTTGCCCTCGTCATCCTGCACCAGCTGCTGTTCGCGGTGTGGCTGCTGGCCATGTGGGTGCTGTACTGCACGCCGGCCTGCACGCACCCGATCGAACACCTCATCGCCGTGCCGTTCGCGGTGCTCATCCCCGCGGCCGTCATCATGCGCCGCCTGTGCTCGGACCCACGCTTCATCCGATGGGTGGACGAACTCGAGCGATGAAAGACCTGGGCGGCTCCTCACACATTGCGGCATGGACGTGGTTCGTCATGCGCGGCCATGCCTGAACCGCCCGCGCGTCAAGGAAAAGACGTTAAAACCAGCCGGACGGGTCATTTTCTCTCTTCTCCTCCCGCCCGGCCCTCGCCGGGGCCCGCGAACGGATGCGGGCGCCATGGATCGGCGTGTTCAGGTCACGCCGGCGGATGGATGCGCGGTTCGAATCCGCGCCCCGGCACGACATCAATCCAAAGGAGGCAAACGTTGCCAAGCAAAACACCAAGCAGGCCAGAAGGCGAGAAGTGGTTCGAATGGCCGCTCACACCCGCCAGCGTCGGCATGACGGCCGCCGAACTGATCGGCGAACTGTACGAGACCATCAGCGCGCTCAACCACGACCGTGGCTGGAACCTCACCATGGTCGCGCCGGCGCGCTTCGGCGAGATCGTCATCGACCGCGAGGCCGGATGCCTCCGCGCGAAATGCGCGTGGAAGGCCAAGGACCCCAGCCAGCTCGGCCCGGAACCCGCCGGATACGTGAAGGGAGCCTGACATGGCCATCGGAGAGACCGTCATCACCATCGTCGGCAACCTCACCGCAGATCCGGAACTGAGAACCACCGGCCAGGGCGCGCAGGTCGCCAGCTTCACCATCGCAAACACCGCGCGCGTCTATAACAAGCAGACCGGCCAGTACGAGGATGGGGCGGCGCTGTTCATGCGCTGCTCGGCATGGCGTGACATGGCCTCGCATTGCGCGCAGAGCCTCTCGAAAGGCATGCGCGTAATCGCGCAGGGACGCCTCCAACAGCATTCCTACCAGGCACAGGACGGCACCAACAGAACCGTCATGGAACTGCAGGTTGACGAGATCGGCCCGAGCCTGCGCTACGCCACCGCGCAGGTCAGCCGCATCAGCCGACAGCCGCAAGGTCCCGTCTACGGCAATCCCGCCGCGCAGACGCCGACCGTCAACACCGGCGCAGGCGGCTGGAGCCAACGGCCGCAACAGCCGGCGCAGACACAGCAACCCGCCCAGCCGCCGGCCGATGATCCGTGGGGCGCGCCGGCGTCCGACCAGTCATCATTCGGAGACTTCGGCAAACCCGATCCGGAACCGGAATTCTAAGGAGCAGCAATGAAAGCCAGCGAACAACAGGCGCTCATCCCGCAGGAAGCCACGCCAGACACACTCATCGACCTCATCGGCAAGACCCAGCAGGTCACCAAAGCCGCGGCCGTCGTGCTCAAGGCATGCCGCACCGTCATGGACACCAAAAACAAGCAGGAGCACATCGACAAGTGGGGCGGCATCCACGCCATCACCGAAGCCGTGTACGACTGCGCGGACCTCGCTCAGCGCATCCTCGACGCCGGCCTGGCCATGGAGAACATGTGCGCGAAGCCGGCCACGTCACGGCAGATGATCCTCATCGACGATCTGCGCCGCAGTCTCGACATGGACGATGGCGACGTGGAGGCGACCGTCGATCCGGACACCGGCGAGATCGACTGAACCACAGGAAGGAGAAGAAGAGATGTGGTTCATCATCGACGACCAGATGGCCGACGACAGGCGCATCCGCCGCCTGCCTCTCGCCACCGTGGGACTGTGGGTCAAGCTGTGCGTCATCCACTCCAAAGGCGTCTCGATGCAGGCCAAGGACCCGGCCGCGTATCCAGGATACTTCGACAAGCTCGATCTCAAGGACGCCGGCGGCACCATGAAGCAGCTGCAGCAGCTCATCGACTCCGGGCTTATGGAAGAGCACGATGGCGGATGGCGTCCCGTCTACGCGGAAGGCATCTGCAGGGAGCCGAAGATGCTCACCGAGGAACAGCGCGAGGCGCGGCGCAAGGCCGGAAGCAAGGGAGGACGCCGCAAGGCGGCCAACCAGAAAGCCAAGCAGACGTCTGGCGACTTGCCAGAAAACAGCCAAGCAAACGGAGAGCAAAACGGTAGCGAGATGGGTAGCAAAACGTCTAGCAAGTTGCTAGGGGACAGCCAAGCAAAAACATGGCATAAAACCGATACCGATACCGATATACCCTCTCCGACCCCTCCCGCCGGCAAACCGAAGCAACCCGCCACGCCGGAATCCGGTTTCGACCATTTCGCCGAAGCCTATCCCGGATCCGTCGGCGCGAAAGGCCGCAAGACCGAAGCCGAAGCCAGAGCCCTGTACGCGGCCATCGCCGGAAACCCCGTCGAACTCACCCGCCTCCAAACCGCGCTCCGCCGCTACAAGCACGCCGTCAACGACGGTCAAATCCGCAGCGGCCACATCCCACGGCTCAACACATGGCTCCGCGACCAGTGGAAGACCTGGGCGCCCGAACCAGTCCCGCCAACACCACGCCACAAGCACACCTGGAACTGCGAACACGTCCACCAGCTCATGGATCCACACGAGGACGAATACGACCACACCGGAAGCCTCAGGGAAGGCAACCCAAGCGAATGGTGGAAGGCATGCCAGGCGTGCGCCGAAGAACTCAACCAACAACAAACCAGCAAGGAGAAGCAATGAGCAACTACCAAAGCAACCGGATCAAGCTCATCAACACGAGCCTGATCGACCCGCACCCCGACAATCCACGCAAAAACATCGGCGACGTGACCGACCTCGCGGCCAGCATCAAAACCAACGGACTCCTCACGCCCCTCAGCGTCGTGTCCAACGGCGAGCGCTACATGGTCATCGCCGGTCATCGTCGCCTTGCGGCGTGCAAGCAGGCGGGGACCGGAGCCGTCCCATGCTTCGTGCTCCAGCTCGACCCGTTGCAGCAGTTGGAGGCCATGGTCACCGAGAACTGCCAGCGCGAACAGCTCACCGTGTTGGAGGAGGCCGACGCCATCCAGGGCATGCTCGCTCTGGGGGCAACCACCGCCGGCGTCGCTCACCGGCTCGGCCGAAGCGCCGACTACGTGCGTGACCGCGCCAAGGTCGCCGGGATCAAGACCGAGGTCAGAGCGACCCGCGACGATTTCGGCCAGATCTCCATCGGTCAGCTCGTGGCCATCGCGCGATACGACGGTCGTCCGGATCTGCAGAAGCGCCTCGCGCAGGCGGCGGGCACCTCGAACTTCGACTACACCCTCAGCCGTATCGAACGCGATGAGAACGACCGGCAATGGATCGAATCGGTCGCCGTGCTCCTCGGGGAGCCCGACAGCGGCATCAACTTCATCCCCGACCCCGAGAAGCCGTTCAACGACCCGGAATGGTGCTACCTCGGCTGCATGTTCCCGTCCACCGGCACCCCCGAAGAAGCCATCGAAAGGATCCGCGAACAGAACCCGGCCGCCGTGTCCATCCACGAAACGTCGCAGCAGGTCTACCTCTGGACCCGCCGCGACAAGACCGCCGACGCCGAAAAGGAAGCCCGACGAGCCGCCGAACAGGCCGAACGCGACGCCCGCCGGCACGCGCTCGAGGAATACGCCGCCACCTCGGCCGACAAGCGCATGGCATGGCTCTACGCCAACCTCCACGCCATCAAACGCGCCCAGCTCATCGAAACCACGGCCAGGCTCGGACTCCTGCAGATCATCGACCCCTTCCCAGGCGGTCTCGTCGACGCCCTCACCAACTGGAACGAACACAGCGGCAGCCGCAAGGAATACGAGAAGATCAGCGGCATCACAGCCGAAGACGCCCCCACGGCCGCGCGCATCAGCCTGCAGACCGACGACTGGCCACTGGAAGCCGTGACCATCCTCGCCGCTCGCATCGAATGGTTCATCGACCCGACCGACTGGACCACCGTCAACGACACCAGCAGACGCATCCCCGGCTACTACCAGATCCTCCAAGACCTCGGCTACACGCCCGCCGACGACGAGACCAGCCACCTCGACCAGCTCACCGCCGCCATCACCGAAGCCGACTCCGACGAAAACGAAGAAGACGACGAAAACGAGGAGGACGACGAATGACCAGGGAACAACTCGAAAGACTCACCCAACTCCTCACCGACACCGCCCAGACCGCCAGCACAATCGAACTGCGAGCGCTCGCCGGCGGCAGGGCGGATGACGGCATCGTGGCGATGGCGGCCGGGTTGAGGGCCAATTGCACTTCGTGTTTGGTGTTGGTTGACGGTCTGATGCAGGAGGGGGTGCGTTGTGAGTGAGTTCGAGGACTCGAAGCGCATCGCTTTGGAACGCCAGGGCTGGCATTGCCTGCGCTGCGGGGCGAACATCCACGATCCGTCACGATGGCCCGGACGAAGCGGCCATCACCGTCAACTGCGCCGCGCGGCGAATCCGGATGTGCGGCATAGTCCCGTCAACATCATCGAGCTGTGCGGCTCGGGGACGACCGGCTGCCATGGGTGGGTCCACCAGCATGTGGCTGAGGCCGAACGGCTTGGACTGATCGTCCCGCTCGGCATAGATCCTCTCTCCACCCCAGTGCGCGACTGGCAGGGGAGATGGCTCTGGCTCAACCAGGACGGCACGACCACGCCATTGACCATGCGCGAAACATTGACAATTCAAACGGAAGGAATGACAAATGCACGAGAATAACGGCAAACCGGAGGCGCTGCTGTGGATCGACTTTGAGACCACAGGCGTGGACAGGCGCAAAAGCCTGCCATTGGAGATCGGTATGGAATGTACCGACATGCTGGGCGAACAAAAGTTCGGATCATTGTCCCGCATCATCCGCCCGGACAGACTCGACCTCCTGTCCATGAGCCCCGTCGCCTTCTCCATGCACACCGACAACGGCCTGCTGTTCGAACTCATGGGAGGCTCCGTGCGCAATGACAGCATGGTCGTCGTGACCAACGCCGTGGAGGAATTCCTTGACTCGCTCTCCCAGCGCTTCTCCCTCGTCCCCGCGGGGACCAACGTGGACTTCGACCTTGACTTCCTCCGCCGACTCAACCTCAACCCTGACACGTGGCTCACCTACCGCAAATACGACATGGCCACCATCCGCCGACTCGTCACCGTGCTCGGCGCCCCGGATCCATACCAGGGCGACAGCGGCCCGCACCGGGTGAAATCCTGCATCGCACGCGACATCAAAGACTACAAGGCCATGCTCGAGACACTCGCCGTCAAGACGGGAGACCACAAGTGAGAAAGACCATCAGCCACCTCGCCGACCGGCTCGGAGACGCCATGGCCACGCTGTTCACCCTCCTCGCGCTGCTGCTCATCCCGCACGCCGTCATCAGGGCGATCATCGGACAGGCGCTCCACCAGTGGACACCAATCACGTGGCTCGCCATCCACACCGCACTGACCATCGCGGCGCTCGCCACCAGCCTCGCCAGCTACGCGATCGCCGCACTGCTCGCACCGCCAAGACCGGAGACCTACCAATGACCGAAGACCAGCAAGACCAGCTCGTCATCAGCCTCGACACGCAATACGCCGTCGCGCACGCCATCTACAACCGATTCCACGCCAACGGCCACCGCAAACACCTCACGTGGGAAAACCTCGACGACGACGGCCGCGAACCATGGCGCCTGATAGCCAAGGACGCGATCACCGAGATGCTGGCCAGCCCGGAGATCGGAGGAACGGCATGAGCCACACCGCGATAATCCTCCTGGCGCTCGCCTTCCTGATCGGCTGGATGGGTGGCCGGGAATGAGCATCATCGTCCCATTGCACAAGTGGCGGTCGGCCGACCCGGCCATCCTGATCGGCCGCCGCTGCATCGCCCGCACCGACCAGGACGTCGTCATCGACGGCCGGCTCGAACTCATCCGCCGGCCGGACGGCACCGCCACCCTCCGCTTCCAAGGCATCGGAAACGACATCATCGACCATGATCCGAACACATGTTTCAACAGCATGAGCGACGGCATAAGAAGCCTCGCCATCTACGGAAAGGAATGAAATGCACACCGTCAGAATCGCCACCAACCCACGCAAATGGCGCAGACCCGCACCCTGCCCGGCATGCCGCCAGTCACAGCCGCTCATCCTGACCCTCGGCGCCATCTACAAACTCCGCACACGCAAACCGGTCAACACCATCTACGGCTGCATCTGCCCCAACTGCCGGCACAAATGCATCCTCCACGTCGACGGCAAAAACCTCAAAAAAGCCATCCGACTCTGGAACCACCACGCCAGCCACCATCAAAGGAACGAACAATGAGAAACACCATCTGCGCCGCCCTCACCACCATCACCCTCGCCCTCTGCACGGCGCTCGCCGGATGCGGCGGCATGGCCAAAGCATCCACGCCGGCGCATGCGGTCAAACCCATCGACTCGCAATGCACCGACGGAGGCACCACCCACGGCTTCTACGAATGCGTCATCACATTGCAGGACACGCGAAAAGTGGACTGTGTCGTCTACGCATGGGAGAAGCAAGGCGGCATGTCCTGCGACTGGGATCACGTGAGCGGCGCGGACAAGGAACCACAGTGAAAATCTGGTCGCAATGCGGCGCCGTATGCATCGCTCCGGAAGACGACGAGGAACGGCAGGCGTGCGAAATCGCCGTCAACGCCCTGCTCAGATGGTCGGCGGAACACGACAAGGAAAAGGAACAGCAATGAGAAACAGCGACGCAGACATCGCCATCAATACACTCAACAAACTCATCGCCCAGGAATACGAGGCGGCGAGCGCGGGGATGCGTTATGGCAATCGATCTCTTGAGGAAAGCGCGTCGATTCGATACCACGCCTATCTCAATGCCAGGGACAAGATTCGGGAGGCGCTCGCCGATGCCATGGATGAGCGGGACGCGCTGAACCCGTTTCTGCCTCAGCGTGATGAGTTGGTCACGCAGGATATGCACACGTGCGATTTGTGTGGCAGGCGGGTGTCCAGTCCGGTCTATGCCGTGCATCTTGCCTATATGGATCAGGCGAAGACCGCTTCGGAGGTGTGTGCCGGCTGCATGTGGCGGATGAAGTTCCAGCCGGTGAGGGCCATTTCGTTGGACATGTACTGGCTGTTCGAAAGGTGGCTGGACGAGCAGAAGGAGACGGAGCAGTGAGTTGGAAATTTAAGGTAGTGCCGCTCACATACACGACCGACAGGGACGCATGGACGCTCACGCTGAACAACGCCGGAACGCTCGAAAGCCTGCTTTCCGAGGGGTGGAGTGTGGTGCGGACCGACGTGCTGCCTGGACTCAATGGGAAAGGCGAGTACAATGTACCGCCGAACACATGCTTCGAACCGTCACTGCCGCCGACGCTCGTCTACATCCTCGGTAAGGAGGCGGAATGATGCACGGCATCAGTCGTAACAAACGGCGCTCGCCGCATGCATGCCGTAGCGCGGTCGGGATATTCATCTGCGCGAGCAACGGCATAGGTCCGGCGCAATACGAGGTCAGCCTGCGCAGGATAGAGCATTGCGTCATCTGCGGCAGGTGGTGGAAGATCTACGCCGTCTCGCCGTACCTGACCATCTGGGCCGAAGTGCCAGCCTGGATGATCTGGCTGTTCTGGCACAGCATCTGGAAGACCGGCCATAAATCATCCCACGGAAAGGAACCGGAACAATGAGCGAGGAAACACTCGACCCGCCACTGCCGCCGATCGACGCGCGCACCGAAGCCGTCGCCGAACGCCTGTTTGGACTCAAATGGGCGCTCCGCAAGGACTCCACCGAAATCATCCACGAGGAATGGCAGACCGCACCCAAATGGATCCGCGACGGATACCTGCGCCAAGCCATCGAAGTGCTCGCCGCCGCCGCCGACCAAGCGGAACCCGCGAGCGCCAAGGCCTCCGGCTACCAGGACCGCATGCGTGTCGAGTACCGGGAGTTGACCGTCCGCGCCGGCAGGCTCAGGGACATGCTGCAAAGGTATGCGGATGGCACGCTTGACTTCGAGCTCGTCTGTCCGATCACTTTGTTGAGCAGGCAGCTTGATGTCATGGACGAATACGCCGGTCTGCTCCGCCATAGAGCCAAGCTCGAACACGTCGACCTTGAAGAACAGGACTCTGCCACCGAATAAACAAAGAACCCGACCTTCCGGCCGGGCTCTGGCATTACCACAAACCAGACTACCACGCCGGAGGGAATCGAACAAATGTACGAACCAACCAACGAATCCCAACCAACCACCACCAACACCACAACAAACACCAGCCAAACAACACCAGCGCTCGCCGGTGTGTGCCTCGTCTGCGGCGGAGGATGCGCTGTCGGCGACACCATGTGCGCGAGATGCGATGGGCTGATGCGCGGCTGGCTGCGGGAATATCCATCATGGTTGGATTCGCTGCATGAGTTCCTGGACTCGACCGCGCATTACGGAGGCCGCCAGCCTGGACGCGTCAACCTTCCAGCCGCGCCGACGCCAATCCGATTGCCGGTGCTCGACCACATGCAGGACATCGAGGATGCCGTGATCGCACTCTGGTGCCGGTTGTATGCTCCGCCTGCCATGCCTTGGGCTGCCTGTGGCGTGCATCCGCCGCTGGTGGACATGCTGCGTGTCTGCGCCGGCAGTCCTCGACTGCGCCGCATGCCTGATATCGCCGACTTCTACCATGAGTGGGAGTCGATGGTTCGAAAGACGCTGGACATCATCGACGTGCCGCCTGCGAAACATGGCATCGGAAGATGCCCGAACCCGCTGTGCGGAGTCGAATTGACAGCGGCGGTCGGCGCGGTAAGCGTTGCATGTCCCGTGTGTGGCAACACTTACCTTGTGGCGGATGTGCGGTTGGGGTTCCTGATGGAATGCGTTCGGTCGGGACGCGCGTTCACGGCGGGGGAGTGCGCGGAGCTGCTGCGCGAATGCGGATTCCAGTGCAATGCGAACACGATTCGCTCATGGCGCAAGCGCGGCAGGCTCCAGCCGGTTGGTGAAAACGTGAAGGGGCAGCCGTTGTACAGGCTTTCCGATGTGCATGGACAGGTCGTGCGACGCGACTCGATTTGACAAAATCGAAAGTGCAACGCACAATTGTCAGTGGATTAGAGGGTTCAAACCGAAGACATGCGGTTTGAACCCTTTTCATATCCACCTTGGATTCTCCTAACTCCTTGGGTTGCGTAACACCGTCCTGTCCGAACGGCATATCGGACACGCTCCGCCCACTCCCGTCAGAGTGGACATACCCCAATGTGGCAGGCAAGCCAATCCCGTGCTTCCGTGATGCGGTGATGCTCAAATCCGCCTGCCGGTATGCCTTCGTAGGAATCAGTGGTAGATCGTACCGGCCGCGAGTCTTTATTGGATTCTCTTCCTTGTGGCCGCGTGTGGACGCGGGTTCGAATCCCGCCGAAGGCACCCATGAAACAAACCCGGGGTAGGGGTATTCGCAGATGATGGGGAGCCCCTACAAGACACGGGAGTGTCCATATACGGGAGCCCCTATACCGGCATTCCAGCAAGCCAACGGCGAAGATAATCATTGATGCATCCATGACACCCCGGGGCTCATACATGTGGGGAGGCCACATGAGCAAGCGGCGTAACGAGCGTGTCAGCAACGGCTGGCGGCGCAGACAGCTCAGGGCAAGAGTGCTGGCCGCATACGACGTGTGCGCCATCTGTGGCAAGCCAGTCGACAAGACATTGAAGACACCACATCCGATGAGCGCCGAAGTCGACGAGCTCGTACCGGTCTCACGTGGCGGTGATCCATACAGCTTCACTAACTGCAGGCTCACGCACCGCAGATGCAACAGGTTCAAGAGCGACAAGACAGACGAACACGCACGAGCGCTGCTGGCCGGCAAGCAGACCATCAAACCAAGCTCGATGCCGTTCAAAACGTTCGGCATCTGACTCCGATACCAGGGCGGGGACCCCGGGTACACCCCCTCCCGGTCGCCTCGGGTGCAGTGCCGATATTTCTCTTGAAATTTAAGCGTAACGAATTGTGTTACGCATACGTTGAATGAAAGGCGGAATATGGCCTTTTTCAAAGCGTCAGCATCTGACATAGAACGATTTAATAAATACTTCAGAAGCACTGACCCTAGTAAATGTTGGGAATGGAACGGTGCTCATCACCCAAAGGGATATGGCACATTCCGTCTGGCAAAGACGTCCGTTCCGGCACATCGCTTCGCATATGCATTGACTCATAACATGTTTATCCCAGATGGGATGGTGATTGATCATATCTGTCACAACCGTTCATGCGTTAATCCAGACCATTTGAGAACAGTAACGGTTCAGGAGAATTCCGAATATCGTGTTTCCTGTAATAAGAACAGCAAATCCGGAATCCGTGGTGTCTACTGGCGTAACGATCGAAAAGCATGGCAAGTTGAGGTTATCAAGAATAGGAAGGCATACAAGAGAGGTCCATTCAAGACGCTTGCACGGGCGGAAGCTGCTGCAACAAGATTGCGCGAAGAACTCGGGTTCCTCACTGGTTTTGGAATGAAGGAAACGCAATGATTTGCGAAGTATGCGGTAAGCAATTTAGGCCAAGTGGTAAGGGCAGCCAACAGAAATATTGCTCCGCGAAATGCAGGCAGAAAGACTATCGGCGTCGGAAAAAGAATCGGCCCGCACAGGACCGGAACGGTAAGCCGCCCGTCAAAGCCGTGGAAACGAAACAGAAGCCGGAAAGGGATCTCGACCAGCGGAGCTTCGAGAGGATGATGGACGGCAGCATGCTGGACATGCTGCGCGCCAACCGTGACCGACTGCAGAAGGCCATGGATGACACGTCCACACCGGCAAACGCACTGCCTGCGATCAGCCGCCAGCTCATCGACGTATGCGAACGCATCGAATCACTCCAGGGCGGAGGTCTGACCGACCTGTTGGACGATGAGGAAGACGAGGTGACGGACGATGTCGGAGCGTCGATTGTCTGAAATCGCCAAGGTCCTCCGCCAGCCGGAAGGCGTCGTTGGCAGCGAGTTCACGCGAATCAACAAAGCCGCGCGCAAGGCCGGCATCCGTTTCGACTTGTGGCAGCAGGGCTTCTTGTGGCTTCTGTTCGCCAAGAACGCGGAAGGCAAGTATGCGTGTGGCGCGGACGGCGCCGTGCTGTCCAGCTGCAGGCAGATCGGCAAAACCTTCACCGTCGGCACCGCGTTGTTCCTCAAGGCGATACTCACACCGAACCTGAAAGCCATCTGGACCGCCCACCATACGCGCACCAGCGACGAGACATTCGCGGACATGTGCGAGATGGAGCATAATCCAGTGCTCGGCCGGTACGTGGAACGCATCCGCAGAGCAAACGGCCAACAGGAGATCACGTTCACGTCCGGCAGCCGCATCATGTTCGGCGCCCGCGAAAACGGCTTCGGCCGAGGATTGCACAGCGTGGACGTGGCTGTGTTCGATGAAGCGCAGATTCTCACAGTGCGCGCGATGGACAACATGATTCCGGTTTTGAACACGAGTCCTAACCCCCTGGTCGTGTATATGGGCAATCCACCCAAGCCGGGAGACCAGTGCGAGGCGTTCACGGAGAAACGCATGCACGCGCTGAACCATGACGGAAACCTCCTCTACGTGGAGCTTGCCGCCGACAAGGACGCGGATTCGGACGACCGCGAACAGTGGGCTAAAGCGAATCCCAGCTATCCGAAACGTACAAGCGAACAGGCAATCATGCGCATGCGCAACAACCTGTCGGACGATTCATTCCGTCGTGAGGCGCTTGGCATATGGGACGAGACCGCCACCGCATACGCCATCAGCCCCGACCTGTGGAAGGCCGCGGCCATCGACGACGTGCCGGATGGAGGAACCGTGAGCTTCGGCATCGACATGCCTCCGGACAGGAGCGTGCTGACCATCGGAGCCGCGCTACGGTACGCGGACGGTTCGGCCATCATCCAGATGGCGAACATCAAGGACGCGCGGCAGGCGGGAACCATGTGGGCCGTGGACTGGCTCGCCGAACGCTGGCCGAAGACCGCCAGCGTGGTCATCGACGCGCAGTCGCCCGCCATGAGCCTGCTGCCGGAACTGAAGAAAGCACATGTGAAGGTCACGGGCACGAACATGCAGGAGATGGGCCGCGCATGCGGCCGGTTCCTCGACATGCTCAAAGCCGGAACGCTCAAGCACCCGCGGGACGAATACCAGCCGCAGCTGGCCGCAGCCGTCAAGGGCGCGACCACGCGCCCATTGGGACAGTCCGGCGCGATCGCCTGGAACAAACTCGGCAGTGACATCGACATAACCCCGCTCGTATCCACCACACTCGCCCTGTACGGGGCGTGCACGACGAAGCGACATCCGGGAAGACGACAGATCATCGGAGGAATCTAAATGAGCGACATCCAGACAACGGCAGCGCCGGACGGGTGGAAACCTACGGGAGGAGCCGGAACGGTGCCGAAACTCGTCGTACCGACGCACATCGACGGACTCTCCGGTGAGGAGAACGCGTTGCTGCGTGAACTCGCCGAGGTGTGGACGCGCCATGCGAGCCGCAACCGAACACTCACCGCTTACTACGAGGCCAAGGAGCCACTGGTTGATTTTGGACTGACTGTGCCGAAGTCCATCAAGGATCATTACACGCCGCTTGGGTGGGCGCGCAAGGCTGTGGATATGCTCGCCGAGCTTTGCGTGTTCGAGGGATTCGTCTCGCCGGGCGTGGACGACCCGTTCGAACTGCAGGACTTCATGAGCCGCATCGGATTCACTAGTGTTCTGCAGCAGGCCATCCAGACTGCGCTCATTCACGGCTGTTCGTTCCTCAGCGTCGTCCAGGACTTCGAAGGAAGACCGCTCATCCGCACGCATACCGCGGAAAGCTCGGCCGCCGTCTGGGATTACCCCAACCGGCGGGTCAGGGCGTGCATGGCCATCACCGACGTCGACGACAACAATGAGGCCACCGGACTCGTGCTCTACATGCCCGACCGCAACATCAGCGTGCAGCGCCGTCTCGGCTACTGGTGGCGCGTGGACGATGAGCAACCCACCATCGACAACGAGTGCAGTGTGTTCCGCCTCGCCTACAAGGCTACCGAGGTCAAACCGTTCGGACGCTCCCGCATCAGCCGGGACGCTATGGCCATCATCGACGGCGCGAACCGCACCATCGTGCGCGCCGAAGCGAATGCCGAATTCTACGCGTTCCCAAAAATCCTGCTGACAGGCACTTCCGAAGAACTCGCCTCATTGGGCACGGACGACGCGTTAAAGCTTTATATGGGTCGCTACAACATGATCAGCAAGGACATCGACGGGCAGTCCCCGACCGTGACACAACTGGCCGCGTCGAGTATGGACCCGCATCTGACGATGCTGAAAAGTTGGGCGGCGATGTTCGCCAGTGCGATGAACATTCCAGCCAGCTCGCTAGGCATCGTGTCCGACGCGAACCCGACGTCCGCCGACGCGACCGAGGCACAACGTGAGGACCTGATTATCGAGGCGCGCCATTGCGACCGGGATTTCGGTGAATCGATCCTGCAGGCAGCCCGTCTTGTGGCACGGATGCAGGATCCATCCGTGCCCGACGAGGAGCTGATGAAACTGCAGGTCGACTGGAAGAACCCGAACACGCCGTCGAGCTCCATGAGCGCCGACGCATTCAGCAAGCTCGCTGGAAGCATCGACTCGTTCGCCAACAGCGAGGTCGGCATGACACGCGCCGGATTGAGCAGAAGCGAGATCGTCCGCTTGAAGGCCGACCAGCGCAAGGCTCAAGCCGGACAGGTCCTCGACCAGATTCGCGGCATGCGCCAACAGACTGAGCAGACGCAGGACGACGGGGAACGCCAGACCGACGCTTCCGCGCAATCAACTGTTGCGGGGGGGGCTGAAGGACAGCTTCGACGCACTGGGAGTAGCGATCAGAGCCGGGGTGACACCGGAATCCGCGGCATCGATGCTTGGACTGAAAGGCATTGAATTCACCGGCATGACGCCGGTCAGCCTCAAACTACCGGAAGGTGGCGGAAATGAGCCTGAACAGTCTGAACCTGCCTCCGGAACAACACAGAAGGCTTGAACTCGACCTCAACGACCTGTACGAGGATTACACGGACACCATGAGCCGCTTGCAGAAGGAGGCAGGCAACAGCGTTTCAGGACTTGTCTGGGACGGTGAAAGCCAGGAACTCATCAAAGCGGAGATCAACCGGTACGCCGACGCGGCCAACAAACTCGCATCCGACTACTACAGCCATGTGCGCGACCTATGGGCGCAATACTGCGGAATCGACATGCCGGAATACGATCCGCCGACCATCACCGCCGACCGTGCGGTCTGGCAGATGGAAGGCGGTTTCAACAACACCGACTTCATGGGATTGCACTACAAGGACGTCATTCCAGATGAAAACGGCGTCGTGCACAACAACGCCGGAAGAACCATCGACGACCTGTGGCCAACGTTCGCCGACGAGGAGCAGGCGTTGGAATACGTGCAGAATCTGATTCAGACCGTCGGGCGGCTGACCATGCAGAGGGCTGTGGCCAACGATCCCACCAAGCCTCGCTGGGCGCGTGTGCCGCGAGGGGCTAAGACATGCGCGTTCTGCCTTATGCTCGCCTCGCGTGGCTTCGCCTACCTGAGCGAGGACACCGCCGGACGGCAGATGCAATACCATACGGACTGCGACTGCGACATCGTGCCAAGCTGGGGCAGCAGCAAACTCAAAGGATACGATCCGGACAAGTATCGTGAAATGTACCAGGCAGCCAAGGCTGCGGCCGGCGATGACGGCGACTGGCGTGACACGCTAGCCCAATTGAGACGAATCTATCACGATGAGGTCAATGATGGTGTGACTGCCCAACCGACGATTCGATGGAGCGGCAAATCGATTCCAATCAGCGCTTCCGAACTATCGAGATTGTCGGATTATAGCGTCAGGATGCCTGGAGATAGATTCTCCAACGACGAGAAGATCGCGGCTTTGATGGATTGGACCGGAGACAGCTACAAAAGTATCAACGGCTACCTGTTCGGCGGACGAAACCCGTCGAAAGACGTCATCCATCAGGTCGAATGCATCGACGAAGCGATATCCGACCATATCACCCGAGAACGTTTCACGGTCGACAGGCAGATGCGGTTGTCGACGTTCCACGTCAACGACATGGAGTCGCTTTTCGATTTGAATACCGGTCGCACCTTCGAACACATCGGCTACATGGCCACCAGCATCAAGGAGGGAGGCATTGACGTTGATGGGGAAGACCGCATCGCCACAAGAATCCTGGTACCGCCGGGAAGCGCCGGCGTGTATGTGGAGCCGATCACTCAGCATCCGGGAGAATACGAAATTCTTCTGCCGAGAGGAAGGGCTCTTCGTTTCGAAGGGCTTGGAGCATCCGACGGCAGACCGATCGTTTATCTGAGACTGCTATGATTGAGCCTATGGATCGTTCCGACCGTTTCACGTTTATGCCCGGTGATTTGAAGGAAGTCACTGATGAGCGCCATCTTGCGGAAATCAAACGCAAGTATGGCGATATCTCCATGCCGCAGGACGAATATGAATGGGTCAGGAACGAAGGAAAGAAGCGCTGGTCCGTCGGCGACTATGTGTCGACCGACGAGCTGCGGTCCGAATACGCGCGAAGAAAAGCGCTGGGAAATCTCTGAATCCCAGAAAGCCATCACGTCGAAACGTGATGGCTTTTCTTTTACCTTTCACACCCCAGCGATGGGGCGGGGCGCAGCCATGCGCGAAACCAACAAGAATGGCCGTCAACTCGCCGGCGTCAGGCGTGGAAACCAAGAACAAGCAAAGGAGCCACCAACCATGGCAGAAGAAAACCAGACCGGCGCGGACGGCCAACAGGAGCCGGAACAGCACTCTCCGGCCCCAAAGGACGTGAACAACGCGAAGCTGAGGACCTTCACCCAGGAGGAAGTCGACCGCATAATCAACGAGCGTCTCGGCAGGGAACGCGGCAGGAAAAGCGACTACGAGGAGCTCAAGGAGAAGGCCGGACAGACTGCCGACCTCGAATCGAAACTCTCCAAGGCGCTCGAGGAGAACGAGAAGCTCAAAAGCGAAGCCAAACAGGCCGAACACGAGAAGGAGCTCTCCACGATACGCGCCAACGTCGCGGCCAAACACGGCATCACCGACCCGAGCGTCCTCGCGGGCGACGACGAGAAGCAGATTGGCGAATACGCCGAGAAACTCATGAAGGTGTTCGCCGACATGCGTTCCCGCGGCACGGTTGCGGACCAGAGCGCCCGCACCGGACAGGCCAAGGCGAAACGCTCCAGCCGTGAGGACTTCGTCAACGCCATGAGCAATACGCTCCTGTGATTCAACCAGCGAAAACATTCATTTGAAAGGACAAATCATGACAGATCCGTCCATGACCAGAAAAAGCAACGGTCTAGACCTCACCCCTGAAACCCAGGCGGAGATCTGGCAGACCGCAAAATACCAGAGCGCGTTCATGCAGCTCGTGCCCGAAATGAAGCTGCCCGGCAACGGCGCTCGCGTGCCGATCATCATCGGAGACCCGGAGGCCGCATGGGTCAACGAGGGCGCCGAGAAGCCGAAGAGCGGCGTCACCTTCGGCAAGAAGGACATGCTGCCGTACACCATCGCGGTCATCATGCCGTTCTCCAACCAGTTCCGCCGAGACTTCGGCGCTCTCTACGACCAAGTCGTCGCGAAGGGTCCGGGAGCCATCGCCCGCACGTTTGACAAGACCATCATGGGCCTCGTCGACGCTCCGGGAGCGGACTTCGACACCCTGAAGAGCGCGCAGACCGTCAGCATCGGCAAGGACGTGTGGAAGAACCTGAACAAAGCCGACGACCTCGTGTCCGAAGCGGATGGAACCGTGGACGGTTGGGCGTTGAGCACCCAGGGTCGCAGTGTGCTCCGTCAGGCGACCGACAACAACGGACGCCCCCTGTTCCTCAACGGCACCGCCGCCTCCGACGTGAGCACCGTGCTCGGCAACCGCACCTACATCAGCAAGGGCGTTCACGTGCCCGCCGTATCCGAGACACCGGGACCGGCCAAGGCAGAGATCCTCGGCGTGTGCGGCGAATTCTCCTCCGCCGCATGGGGTTCCGTCGAAGGAATGCAGACCAGCATCTCCGACCAGGCGTCCATCACCATCGACGGCAAGCAGGTAAACCTGTGGGAGCACAACATGTTCGCCGTCCGAATCGAAATCGAGGTCGGCTTCCGTATCCGCGACATCAACCGCTTCGTCCTGCTCACCGCCTGACGGAGTCCGACATGACTGTCGAACCATACATGTTCGCCACCTCCGACGACCTCGAACAGAGGTGGCACAAACTCACCGACGAGGCACGCGAGAAGGCCGACACGCATCTCATGGACGTGACCGACTACATCAAGGAACGCTCCCCGAACTGGCAACGTCTCCAAAAAGAACGGCCACGCCTGCTGACGAAGATCACCTGCGACATCGTCCGCAGAATCATGCAGGCCGACCCGTACGACATCCCCGGCGGCGTCACGCAGATGAACCAGACCACCGGCAGCTTCAGCGAACAATACAGTTTCGGAGCGCCCACCGGCGATCTCTGGCTGCGCGACGACGAGAAACGCATCCTCGGCATCAACGCCCAACGCGCGTTCAGCGTCGACATGGCAACGGGGGAGGTCTCCTAGTGGAAACCATCGAAGTGTGGCGCGGCCAGTCCACCACCGACACGGACGGCAACCCCATCCAGGGCAAACCCGTCCGCGTCGGCACGTTCCAGGCGATGGTCGCGCCAACCTCCACCACCGACCAGACCGAGGAGAACGCCAGCCCGCAGACCATCGAATACACGATTCACATCCGCGGTAGCCAACCGACCGGCATCCAAGCCACCGACCTGATCAAAGTCAGAGGCATCCTCCTGCCCGTCAAAGGAAAACCGCAAGTGTGGAACAACCTCCACGGACGCCACATCGGCGACGTCATCACCGTGGGCGAACGGGAAGGATAAGCATGGCCAAACGATGCAGATTCGTATTCAACCGCAAGGCGTTCAGCCAACAGGTCCTCAAAAACGAGACATTGCGCTCGCGCATGAGGGACGCGGCCGAGGCCGCCGTAGAGGATGACCGTTGCATGGTCCGCGACCATGACGGCAAGAACCGTAGCGGCGTGGCGATCATCTGCCCGGCACCGGTGGAGAAGGCGCACGGCACGCTAGAGGACACGCTCGGAAGGATGCGCGTATGAGCATCCCGGTCACTCCCCGGCGCACGGAACCCCTGCTCCTGCCCAAACTGAGGACACTGTTCCCGGACGTGACGTTCGACACCATCGAACGAAGCGACCTCGAACCTCCCTTCACCGAAGCCACGCTGGCCGACTCCATGCAAGGCATGAGCACCCCAATCTCGCAGTACGTGCGGCTGCGGCTGAGCGTGCGCTGCATGAGAGAGGACCATACGGGCGACTGGGACAAGGCCGCACGCCTGTGGGCCGACATCGCGAGGGAGATCATCGGGCTTGGAACCGTCGCGCCGCTCATCGACGCGTCACTCGAATCCGGGCCGGTACGCATGACTGACGAGGACAAGAGGCTGGTGTGCGCGTACGGAGTGCTCCTGCTCGAGGTCACCGTCAACTGAAACACAACCAAAGACAACGTGCCGCCACACGCGAAGAACGGAAAGGTGCAGACGAATGTCTGACAACAACGAAAAAACCACCGTCGCCGCGCAGGGCGCGACCGACTACGGGTACGTGTCCAGCGGCAACACCGCAGGCAACGTGCGCCTGATCAAGAACTACGCGCTGTTCCTGTTCCCCAAGGGCGACAGCACGTTCGTGGATCCGACCGGAGTGGCCTGGACCCCGCCGGCAAGCAAGAAGCCGATCGGCTACTCCACGGAGGACGGCGCCGTACTGCATCCGGAACCGGGCGACAGCACCGACTACAAGGCCCACAACGGCGACATCGTGCTGTCCGACACGGATCCGGGCTACTGGACCCTGCAGCTCGCCGCCATGGAGGGCCGCAAGGATGTGGTGTCGGCCTACTTCGACGTGGACGTCGATTCGGACGGCGGCATCAGCATCAAGGGCGCCGGATTGAAGAAGGAGTGGATCCTCGTGCTGGTCGCGCTCGACCAGCAGGACCGTCCGTTCCTCCTGTACGGCACCAACGCGAAGGTGAGCGACCGTGACGACGTGAGCCTGAAATCCAGCGAGATCATGAACTTCAGCATGACGTTCAAGATGCTCAAGGGCACCAACGGCGAACAGCTCCACGCATGGGGCCTCGTCACTGAAGACGCCAAGTGACCCATTGATTCTTCCCGTGCGGCCGATGGCGGTCGGCCGCACGGGACACCCATTCAACCGCCAACCATTAGAACGGAGCCAACATGAGCGACAAAGAATACCATGTCGTGGACGTAGACCTGACCGAAGCGGAAGAGCTCAAACCCGACGTGCACCTCGAGGTCGCCGGCGTCAAACTCGACCTGCCGAACCTCAACAACGCGGAACTGCCCATCGAACTCGTCCAGGCCATCCTCCTGGTCAAAAGCAAGCCCGCATTGTCCGACGAGGAAACCACGGCCTGCGTGAGCACGTTCCTCGCCTACTTCCAGACGATGCAGCCGAACTTCTGGAACGTGCTGCGCAAGACCAAACGTCCGATGGCCTACCTCACCGCGACCATCAAGGCGTGGGCCGAGGAATCCGGACTGGACCCAAAAGCGTTTACCTCGCCCACCTCTGGAACAACAATCGCGCGGCACTAGCCTACGACTGGATCCGAGCGTACGGGCAGATCTACAGGCCCGTACGCTTCCGGGAATGGGTTGAAGGCCAACGTCCACGAGTCGATTGGGGACTCGCCTGGGCGTTGACCCGCGAAATCCTCAAAGACCATACGAGCCACTCGTGGATGGCGTTGCAGAACGCCGTCTACGCGCCCGACGGAGCCGAACAGGCGGTCTGGACGCTGTCCGGACAACGCAAACGCCCATGGTTCGACCACGAGCACGACCCGCTCCGCCCGCCAACCCCGACGCACAACCTCACCCGCCGTCAACGCGAGGACAGGGAACGGCTCAAAGCCTACTTCCACATCAACGACGACCTCTGACTCCGACCGCCATCGGAATCCCAACCTACGAATAAGGAAACACGATGGCAGCACAGGACATAGGCGTCGCATACGTCCACGTCGAACCATCCGGCAAAGGATTCGGCAAAAGCATCGAAGGCGACATCGGCGACGCCGTCAACAAAGCCTCTAGGAAAGGCTCCAACACCCTCATCTCGAAGATCGGCGCCGCATTCGGCAAAATCGGCAAGGTCGGCACAGGCGCGATCGCCACCCTCGCCGGCGGCATCACCGCATTGGCCGCCAAAGGCGGCTTCACCCGCGCCCTCAACATCGAGAACGCGCAAGCCAAACTCAAAGGCCTCGGCCACGACAGCGCGAGCGTCACCGAAATCATGAACGACGCGCTCGCCTCCGTCAAGGGCACAGCTTTCGGACTGGGTGACGCCGCCACCGTCGCGGCCAGCCTGTCAGCGTCCGGCATCAAGGAAGGCGACCAGCTCACCAAGGTCCTCAAGACCGTGGCCGACACCGCGCAGATCAGCGGCAGAAGCCTCACCGACATCGGCATGATCTTCGGTTCCGTCGCCGCCCGAGGCAAACTCCAGGGCGACGACATGCTCCAGCTCATGTCGAGCGGCATCCCCGTCCTCCAAATGCTCGGCAAGCATCTGAACAAGACCAGCGCCGAAGTGTCCGACATGGTCTCGGACGGCAAAATCGACTTCCAAACCTTCGCCGACGCCATGCAGGAAGGCCTAGGCGGAGCCGCACTATCCGCAGGCACCACATTCACCGGCGCCCTGGCCAACGTGAAAGCCGCGTTGAGCCGACTCGGAGAAACAGCCGCCACACCAGTTCTCAACGGCTTACGCGGCCTGTTCAACCAAGCCATCCCACTCATCGACACATTCACCGCAGCCGTCACGCCAACCCTGCAAAAGGTCGGCGCGGCACTCCAACAAGGCCTCGAGAACGCGATACCCGCCACACAGGCGAAACTCAAAAACCTCAGCGACACACTAGCCAACATCCCCGGTTTCCAGATGCTCGCCTCGGCGACGGCCAGCCTCAAAAGCCAACTCACTGGCCTCTGGAACGCAATCACATCACTCATAGGTGGACTCAACAATGGCGGCGAAGCCGCCACAATGTTCTCCACAACCGCCGGCGCGCTCGCGGGAGTGGTCGCTTCGGTCGCGCAGGTGTTGTCGAACGCGGCGGGATGGACGAAGACGTTCGTCAACACGTTCATCGAGACGGGCGCGTTGCAGCCGTTCCTTGAAAGCCTGACCGGCGTCATCTCCGGATTGGGCTCGCTGGTTTCCGGATTGGCGGCCGCGGTCTCGCAGGCCTTCGGCTTCAACGACAGCGCGCGCACCGCCGGTTCCGCGGCGCAGAGCTTCGCCGGACTGTTGAACACTTTGACCGGCGTGCTCATGAAGGTGGGAGGATGGCTGCAGTCGGTCGGACAGTGGGCTCAGCAGAACGGCGCACTGGTGTCCGGCGCGTTGAAGGCCATCACCATCGCATTGCTCGCAGTCAAGGGCTGGGACATCGTCTCGGCCGGACTGAAGGGAGTGTCGACCGCGATATCGGCCGTCACGACCGGCGCGCAGACACTGACGACGGCCGCCACCGGCGTTTCCAAGACGGTCGATCTGATGATGCAATTGGGCGGTATCGTCCCGGCCTTGAAGGAGATGGCAGGCGGACTGAAGATCGTCACCGCCGCGCAGACCGCATGGTCTGCAGTCACAAAGGCGGCGACAGCCGTGCAGGTCGCGTTCACCGCGGTGATGAACGCCAACCCGTTCGGATTGTTCATCACCGCAGCTGCGGCGGCCGTGGCCGCGTTGACATGGTTTTTCACTCAGACCAAGGTCGGACAGCAGTGGTGGGCGTCGTTCACGTCGTTCCTTTCATCCGCTTGGCAGGCGACCGTCGGCAAGGTCACCTCTATCGGCCAGACCATCGTCACGTTCTTCACCTCGACGCTCCCGTCGGCCATCCAAGGCATCGGACAATGGTTCCACCAACTGCCCGGCAACATCGCCAGCTGGCTCGCCGGAGCCGCGTCGGCCGTCGCATCATGGGCCGTGAACCTCGGCCAGTCCGCATTGCAGGCAGGCCAACAGTTCCTCACGAACCTCGCCAACGCGATCATGAACCTGCCAGAGACGATCGCCTACTGGCTCGGCTACACCGTCACGTCAATCGCGCTGTACGCGGTCGCGTTCGGCGCGCAGGCACTCCAGATGGGCATGCAATTCGTGCAGAACGTCGGAACGTTCCTTACCCAACTCCCAGGGAACGTGGCCGCATGGCTCGCCTCGACCGCCGCGAGCATCGGCGCATGGGTGTCGTCCACGGCCATGCAGGCTCTACGGATGGGTACGCAGTTCCTGCAGAACGTCGGCACGTTCCTCACCCAGCTGCCCGGCAATGTGGCCAGCTGGCTCGCGGGAGCCGTAGCCTCAGCCTCGGCGTGGGTTTCCAACATGGCATCGCAGGCCATCCAGGCGGGCAGCCGGTTCCTCACGAGCGTGGGCACGTTCCTCGCCCAATTGCCGGGAAGAATCGGCTCCTGGCTGTCCGCGACGATCTCCAGCGTCGCCAACTGGGCGTCCCAGATGGGGACCAAGGCGTCGCAGGCCGGCAAGCAGTTCGTGCAGAACATCGTCAGCACCCTTTCCTCCCTGCCGGGCCGCATGCTCAGCATCGGAGCGAACATCGTCAGCGGCATCGTCAGCGGCATCCAGAGCAAGATCGGCAGCATCGCGTCGAGCCTGCTCTCCGGCGTCAACGACGCCATCTCCGCTGTCAAAAGCAAACTCGGCATCCACTCGCCGTCACGCCTCATGCGTGACGAGGTCGGCGTGATGATCGGCCGAGGCATGGCATTGGGCATCGATGATTCAGCCGCCGTGGTCAACCGGTCCATGGACTCGCTCGTCTCCTCGATGAGCCTCGACGGTACGGACTGGGCGAAGACCGGACGATTGAACGTCACCACGGCCACGCCATCGGATTCCGACAGACTATGGGAAACCGTCATCGGCAGGATGGACACGCTGATCGAAGCCGTCGAAGCGGCGACGGCCGACGACCGGCCGTTCACCCAACGTGACTTCGCAAGACTCGTAAGGAGCGTGGCATGAGAACCCTGAGCTACGTGAGCGGCGCAACAGGCGAGTCGATCGGTTTCGAAGGGCCGCTCTATGGCGAGACACTCACCGGACTGCGCGCCCGCATCTGGGATTACAGCCTCGTCTCGCGCGGCATCACGGGCATCGCACGCAAGACACGCGAGACGACCATCACCGTGAAGATCCACGATTCTCCGGAGACGCTCAACCTATTGCGCCGCCTCTCGGACGCCGACATGGCATCCGGGAACCCGGGCACGCTCGTGGCCGACGGCGAATGGGAAGCCAAAGCGTGGATCACGAAAAGCGAACCGCAATCCATCACGCCCACGATGGTCGAGACGCAGTTGACCATCGTGCTGGCCGATGGCGTGTGGCGCCGTCCGACCATGACGCATTTCACGCCGCGATACGATTCCGGAACCGCCGACCTTGACTATCCATATGATTATCCGCATGATTTCGCCGGCATGGCATTGGGTGCCGAGATCGTCAACGACACATCCATCCCGCAGCCGGTCAAGCTCACGATATTCGGACCGTGCACAAACCCGTACGTCATCATCGGAACCAACCGGTACGAGGTCGACGTGACCGTGCCATCCGGCTCGCGTCTGGAAATCGACGGCACCGGCGATGTCAGGACCGTCACCATGGTCAGCGGCACAGGTCTCGCCACAAACTGCTTCGCGCAGGCCGTGCGAGGGTCGGGCAAGGATTCCGGCCGGTACGTGTTCCAACCGCTCGCGCCCGGAACACAGCCGATCAGCTGGCCGGGAGGATTCCAATTCGACTTGACGGTCTGCGAGGAAAGGAGCGAACCGCCATGGACCTGATCGTCACCGACGCCACAGGCAAACCCGTGGCGAGCCACGCCTCATACACGCTCGACCTCGCGTTCGGTAGCGGGGAGAACGACTTCGACCTGCAGGTCGAAGACGCCGCGCTCAAGGCGGGGAGCCGCATCATGATCGACGGCACCGAGTACGGCGGCATCATCGACGACACGGATGTCGACGTGGACGGAGGCCTGTCCACCGTCACATGGCATGGCCGCGACTGGCATGGAGTGCTCGCTTCGAAGATCATCGAACCGGACGGGAACAACGATTACCTCACCCTGTCCGGCACGATTCCCGTCATCATGCGCACGCTCGTCAGCCGTGCGGGATTGCAAGGCCTGTTCACCGTCACCGACGAAAGCGCCGACCGCAAGACCACCTGCCAGTTCGACCGGTACGTGGACCTGTACAGCGGTCTGGTCAAGATGCTCAGGGCAAGCGGACTCAAACTCCGGTTGCGTAATGACGGCGACAAGGTGGCCATGAGCGCCATGCCCGTCCGCACGATCGGCGACAGCATCGACTCGGACCTCATCGACTTCACCGCCAAACAGGCGGCGCACCCTATCAACCATCTCATCTGCCTGGGCAAGGGCGAACTCAAGGACCGTACCGTCATCCACTGGTACGCCGACGCGAACGGCACGTTCAGCCACACGCAGACACTCAAAGGGCTTGACGAACGCACCGCCACATATGAGTTGTCCAACGCCGAAGCCGACGAGCTCGAGGACAAGGGCAGGCAGAAATTCCAGGAACTTCGGAACACCAGCACCATCGACGTGGACATTCCCGACGGCATCGACGCGGACGTTGGCGACCTGGTCACGGGTCGTGACAACAACACGGGCCTCGTCGTCACTGCCGAGATCTCCAAGAAGATCGTCAAGGTTTCGGGAGGCGTGCTCACCGTCACCTACGAATCCGGAGGTGCCAGCGCCGGCGGCAACAGCGGAGAATCCTCCATCGGGGATGGTGGCCACGCCTACTACGCTGGAGCCGGCCTCAAACTCGACGCCTGGACGTTCAGCGCCGACGTGACCAGAAACGACATCGACTCGCTCAACAACGCATTGTCGGGTAAACAGCCGAAAGGCGACTACATCACCGGCCTGAAAATCGGTTCGGTGGACACGCTCGCCCCCGGTGCACAGGCAAGCGCGTCGCTCACGGGCGCCGGCAGCGACAAAACCTTGAATTTGGGGCTTCCGAAAGGCGACCAGGGTCCGCAAGGGGAGAAGGGCGACAAGGGCGACACAGGACCACAGGGGGCCGACGGAGCGACCGGACCCACCGGTCCTCGGGGAGAGAAAGGAGCGACCGGGGAGCGAGGGCCGCAAGGCGTCGCCGGTCCCGAAGGCCCGCAGGGACTGCAGGGGATACGCGGCGAGAAAGGCGATAAGGGTGATGCCGGCGCGATCGGCGCGGCGGGACCGCAAGGCCCGACGGGTTCCACAGGTCCGCAGGGTCCCACGGGTCCACAGGGAGCGACCGGCCCCCAGGGCAGACAAGGCATCCAAGGTTCCCAAGGCATCCAGGGCCCGCAAGGGGAGAAGGGTGACAAGGGCGACAGCGGCGTATCCGCCCCCTCGAACGGCTTCTTCACGCTCAGCATGGAAGGCGACGGCGACCTGTACGTGAACTATCCGGACAACACGAACCCACCCTCGTTCGTCTGGGACTCCGAGAGCGGGAACCTGTACGTGGACATCCCGGAAAGGTGACACATGGCGCGACTATTGATCGGCAACATCAAAGGCCCCAAAGGTGACAAGGGCGATACCGGGGCCACCGGCCCGCAAGGCAAGCAAGGAGCGCAGGGCGTTCAGGGAGCTAAAGGCGACGTCGGCCTTCCGGCGCTCGTGATGAAGAAATCCCTCGTCGGCGAATATCCGGTGGGATCCACTTTCACGGGGAACGTGAGCGAATGGTTGAACCGAACACCACTCGTCAATGAATATTCGACCGCATTGTCAGGTGGCGGAAAATACAGCATCATCTGGCAGTGCGTTTCGCAATCCGGCGGCCAGTTCCAAGGGAAGACGGTTTCCAGGCAGTCCATCATCGGAGCGCAAGGCCCTGTCGGCCCGCAGGGTCCGAAGGGTGACGTCGGCCCGCAGGGTGTGAAGGGCGATACCGGCGAGATCGGGCCTAAAGGAGCCACTGGAGCTGCCGGACCTCCCGGTCCGCAAGGTCCTGAAGGGCTGAAGGGCGACAAGGGTGACAAAGGCGATGTCGGCCCCTCCGGAGAAGGAGGCCCCACCGGTCCCACTGGCCCGGTAGGTCCGACTGGTCCTGCCGGACCTACCGGAGCAACAGGCCCCACCGGGCCGCAAGGCAAGCAGGGAATACAAGGTGTGCAGGGACTGCAGGGCCCACAGGGGCCGACAGGACCGCAGGGTGCCAGCGGCGTGACGGCGCCAACTTCCGGATTCTTCACACTGCAGGTCGACCCGAACGGAGACCTGTACGCCGTGTACGCGGATACGACCACCGCGTCGGCGGCTCCAGTATCCTACGATCCGGCGACGGGAGACCTGTACTACATGATCAATGACGGAAAGTAAGGAGCGCATATGACGAAGATTCTGCTCGGCAACGTCAAAGGCCCCAAGGGCGACACCGGACCGCAAGGCAAGCAGGGAGTGCAAGGACCGCAGGGCCCTGCCGGCGCCACTGGCGCGACCGGGGCCACCGGAGCGAAAGGAGAGGCCGGCCAACGCGGCGAGACCGGGTTGCCTGCCTTGATCATCACACGCATACTATCCGGATACTGGACGTCCGCATGCTCGGATTTTGACTGGCAGATACTCAGTTTCAACCGTGCCCCGGTCGTAGGCGAATACTTCTTCGCCATGACCAACGGCGGCAAGAACCTGATGTACGCACAGATCACAGCCACCGGGAAAAACGTGACGTTCAAGCCAGTCTCGAACACAAGCCTCGTCGGCCCGAAGGGCGACAAGGGCGAGACGGGCATGAGCGCAAGCCAGGCGTTCATCGCCGCCCACCCGGTCGGCTCCCTCTACTGGACCACCGCCACAACAAATCCGGGAACCACCTACGGCGGCACTTGGAAGGAATGCAACACCATCCTTCCGGGACACATCTACCAGCGCACAGCCTGAAAGAGAAAGGAACATCAATGGCACGAACCACGAACATCACCAGATACACCTGCGACCGATGCCACGCCTCCGCATACCTCGCCGACGGTGACCCACGCACCTCCAGCGACTGGCACGACATCACCCACACCACCGTCGACGGAGTCGCACAGGGCGCGCTCGTCTGTACCGCATGCTGGCAGACGTTCAAAGCGCTGGCAGCCACGCAGGACGCCGCCTACGCCGCATACCTCAACAACACAACAGATAGGAAGGAATGACCATGACCATGAATCTCATCACCGGCAAGGCCGGCGCTCCGCACATCACATCCAGCGACCAAGGAGCCATGCAGGCCGGACTGGTCGGAAACGGCAACTACCTGCTGCAAGGCGGCGACGGCAAATTCCCCGCCGTGACCATGCAGTCAGCAAACAAAGCGCTCATCCCGGTCCTCAACCTTGTGATCGAAGGACGATACGCACGCGTCACCGCGGCGGAAACCGTCACCATCGAAAGCGGAGTCACAGGACGGAACCGCAACGACCTAATCTGCGTGAAATACACGCGAGACTCGAACAACATCGAAACGATCGCGCTCGCGGTGCTGAAGGGCACCGCCACCAGTGGCACGGCGGCTGACCCCACGGTACCGTCGGGTAGTATCCTGAACAATTCCGGCACCGTATGGATTCCGATCGCCCGCATTCCAATCAGTGGCATCACCGCCGGAACTCCTGTCATGCTCGTCAAGCAGTTGCCTCCGATGAGCCAGCTGTGGGATTCCGTAACCCAGACTTTGATTAAATCGCAGTATGGCACCGTGACCGGCGTGAAG